CGATCCATTCCCCGTGATAACTGAGGCTGATATATTCCCCATTGGGCAACTCAGCGGAAAACCCGCAATCAGTCACCAAAATTGACTCGATACAGTCATGGCGCAATGTAAACAACTTGGCGTCAGTGTATCCGCCACGGGCATCACACCCGCCGTGTATTTGCAGCAACACGTACTGTTGACCCTCACACTCTAAGTGCTGACCTTGGAGTATTTGCGAATGATCACTCGCCCAATTGTAGGTATTAAAACCCTCACCCACGGGTTCAAACCCCCGCTCACTCAGCCATTCACATTGATCCGAGTCAGTCCCGTAATAATCGCCATTCCAATTGCCCACGGGTTGCGCGTTGTACTCATGACAATATGAGTCTAAGCCTAGGTTTTCCGTCAGCATATGGTAAACACTCACGGTGACTGCCATGTCAGCCGTGGGTGCACCTTTCCATTCGCGGATGGATACCTCAATTGAAGCCGTGGGATCAGCCTCAAAGTCAGCTTTGGTTTTGCTTTGGTTCCTCTCCCAATTGCGCCCATATGCGCCCCCACTATCGAGTAGGCTGCGCCCCGTGTTTTCGGTGAGCATTGCATATACGGTGTCAGATACAGTTTTTCTCATGGTTGATAGTTCCTATGGTTAAACAGTTGAAAATTTGAAAGGGTTTAATCAATAAAAAAGTACGTCAAAGTAGGAGAGCATCAAGGCAAGCAATCCAATGAAAAAGCCCACGGTCAGCCCGTGCTCTATCCAACGGTGCCACTTAGGGCGGCTTATGAAAATCTCGCGGGTTATCCGTTGGTTCAGTGTATCGAATTGGTGTTTTGTGCTCATGACAGGTACCCCACTAAAAACGATACAACGGGCAGTGCAGCAAATAGCGCAATGAGGATATATAAATCGGTGTGTTTGTTCATGGTTGCCCCCTTAAAATTTCACAGTGTCAGCTTTTACCTCAATGGTATAGCCGAGCGCTTTCACCGCTTTCAGTGTCTCAACGGTCAGCGTTTTAGTTCCCGCAATACGTGCAAAGGTTTCGGCAACGTGGCACATGGGCTTAAACACCACACTACCATATTGGTTCACCTGTTTGATTGTGACTGTATTCATGGTTGAAAGTTCCTCAAGTTACCTAAGGCACCGTGCCTCAGTGACTGTATTGTAATCGGAACATTTCCAAGTTTGCAACTGTTTTTTCATTAGGATAAACCCTAAGGTTGCCATTGTATATTTCTATCGGTTGCCGCCTTTGGATAGCCTGAGGGTATCGGCGGGTGTGGGCTTTAGGTGTAGTCCAAAGGTATTAATAAAAAAAACATACAGATAAACAAAAACACAAACAGCAAACCACTGTATGAACGTACAGTACTGTATGGATACCCAGGGTATGCACGGGTGCATGGCGTGAGGGCATCGGATATTTAATCCGTTGGCACCCTTTGAGAATCAACGGGTTGCGGAACTTTGGGACAACGCGCGGGACAACGTGCACGGTATCGCGTAGGTGCAAAACGCGCGTGTTAACGGGTGCGGTATTGCGAACGCGAGGGTAGCGAGAGGGGGCAAGGGGGGAACGCCCAAAATTTGTACGTATATATACCCATTCAAATTTTTGTAATTAAATTATTCCTGGTGGTAACTGTACCTAGAGAACACCTCAAGCTCCCCTAAGAAAACCCCTAGTTCCCCCTACCACCCTAAGGATAACCAGAAGTCTATCCAAGGGTTACCTAAAGAGACTACTCTAGAGAGGTATGTTATTGTTATTATCTTAGAGAAGAGAACTATAGATTATCTATAGATTATCTATAGTTTTCTCTCTACCCGAATGTGCAACTTTTTCAAATTATGATATAAATCATGCACTTAGTGTAACTGAGTTGACATCCAGTTTTTACCCTTAGGTTTCCTCCCTAAGACTGACCCCATGAACTTCTTAAGTTCCATGTCTATAGCCTTGTCTTTGATGCTTCTGAGAGCCTTGTCTTGGTCTCTGGACATATGTTCAGTCCAGTAACTCACAGCCATGGCTAGTGCGTCTAGTCTATCGTCATGGTTAAGGGAGCCTCTGTCTTTGGTGAGGCGTGTCATTTGGTAGAACAGGGAGAACTTAACGTCCTTAGCTGTCTCAAAGTCTTCCTCAATGACTCTTTGGTCAACCACAAGGCGGTGTGTGGACATCACTGGTTCTAGTGTGTCTATGATCCGTACTTCTTTCTGGGTTGAGTGCTTCACTTCCTCTACGATACACCTGTGGTGTTTCTGTAGGATGGGTGTAAAGAGCTTGGTGTACATACCATCACCGAAGTTAGCCTCGATAATGACATGGTTCACTGAGTGTTTCTTAGCCAACTTAGCGAGGGACTCTAGGGTTTCATCGGTATAACCCCCGTGAAGACCTCCTGCTGCCACTAGGTACATGGTACCAGCTAGGACTTTGATAATAGCGTAGCCTGTCTCATCTGTACCCCTACCTGAGGGGTCTATGGACATCACACAGCCTGTGTATTCGGTCATCTCATCGGAGTGCCACATGGGTCTGTGGTATCTGTCTCCAGTCAGGGCTACGTTGGGGAGGTCATTGACCACCAATTCTGGTGCTGCTGCCCAAGCTAATTTCCCATGAGCCATCTCAGGGTTCAAGTTCATGACAATCAGGTCTTGTACCTTGAGGGGATACCTATCGGCATCACTGAGGGAGGTATCGAGCATGAACTGTAGGGCAAAACCTGCTCTACCGTAGGAAGCCTTACGCTCCATGAGATCTTCTTCACCAAACCGTAGGGGGTCTGTGGGTCTGTTCTGGAGTTCAGGGTTCAGCTCTAGGGCTTTAGTCAGCTTAGGGGCTAGCTTACCTTGGTAGCTGGGTACCTTAGGTATCTCTGGGTACAAGGCTGACCAGATACGTGTCTCATATCCCCGTTCCCCGAGGGCATTGTACAGGGACATCTCTAGCTGAGGGGTACCCAAGTAGATGATCTTAGAGGTATCCAACGGTTTCAGAATGGAGTCAAACTCCTTGACTAACTCAGAGAGCTTATCCCGCATCATTTGGGTCGCAGAGTTACCTGGTGTCTCAATGTCGTCAGCCACAATAATGTCTGCACGGCTACCTGTAAGTTGTCCTGTGATACCCACAGACTTAACTGAGGGGGAGTGGTCAGCAAGGGCTTGTCCCACATCAAAGGCAACCACAGAATCCCTTTGACCCTCTTGAGGTCTCAGGTGGTGCAGTATCTCCATCTCATTGATCAGTCTTTTGACAAACGTAGAGAAGGCATCAGCTCGTTCCTTGGAGGCTGAGACCACCAAGATCTTCTTCTGGGGGTCATTAAGCAGCACCCAGATCACATAAGCAGAAGTCAAGAAGGACTTACCCACACCTCGGAAGGCTTGGATAATGGATCGCTTAGGGGAGTTCTGGAGGTATGTACATATATCCAGTTGTACTGGAGTTGGTTGGGGTAAATTAAGGTGTTGCCACACAAGGTAAGCAAACACCCTGAAGTCAGTTAATACTCTATTTTCGTTACTCATACTTCAACAGGAACCTTAACGCAGGTACCCTTAACTTGGGCACCTTCTTTTTCCATCTTCTGGAAGACTACAAGAGCCTCTGCAACACACTTAGACTCACTCGCATGGGTCTCTGAAGATGCCCAGAAGTAACACTCTTGACCTAAGCAGAAGAAGGCTACTGCCATAAACTTGGTTAGCATAATAAGCTCCACAAACAGGGATGCCTCTAGGAGGCTCTAAAACAGCCCGTAGAGCGTTTTTAAGGGTTGGGGTATAGCAACCCCTAGGTGACCCTTAAAAATCGCTTGTAGAGCCTTTAAATGGCTTTACGGATAGGCATGACGTTATCATCCTCATCGAATACTGGGAGGTCAGCTAGTCGAGCCAGGGGTGACCCTTGGGCTGCTGTAGCTTCAATCTTGTTATCCTTGAGGAACTGACGGGCTACGTTAAGGATAGCCGCAGGAGGGGCTGTGGGGTTGCCCTCCTCATCGAAGTATTCTCGACCAATAGCCTCTGTGAGGATATTAGCCAGTTGCCCATGGAGTTCTCCTAGGGCTTTTTCATTAGCTTTACTCATAGTTTCTCCCTGTTAACACCTTTGGACTTCTCTACGGTACGCATGGCACCAAGACCGAGGAGTGACAGAACTAGGGTCATGAGTTCCCCAACATCTACCAGTCGAGGTAGGATGATTTGGGGATCTATGACGGTGGCAATGAGACCAGCAAAGGGGAACATGAGGAAGTGATAGCCAAGACCTACAGCACAGACCCAGCCTATGGCAGGTCTCCACCCAGCTACAAACACAGAGGCGTGTTTAGCCTCCTCTATGTTGGTCATAGCTTGGAGGATATGGGGTTGCTGGAGGACTTTCTCTAGCTCAATCTTAGCCTTAGCTTTCTCCTCATCAGAGGTGAAGAGGGCATCAAGCCCTCCCATGATTCCCTCTGCCAGACCCTTGGTTGCGTCTGACAAGATATTCATTTGTTATCCTTGTATTAGCCTAATGGTTATCCAGATGATAAACCCTGCGACACCCAAAAGGGTTATAATGAGTGTCCAGAGTGCACCTTGGTACAAGAGGTTCTTTAGGCGTTTCTTTTGGTTAGCTATAGCTTGTCTTCGAGATGTTGCGATCTCTCTTCGCATCTGTATCATTTCTCGATACGCCTCGATGCCATAGCGGTACATTATGAGTTCCCTAAGCTCACGCTCCTGGGTCTCTAATTGTTTTCTGTGGATTAGGAGATTAAGTGCTTCCTGCTCGACTGAACCAGCAAACAATAGCTTTTTGAATAATGGGGGGTTGGATACAGACTTTTCATGCTGTCGGAACTGACTTAAACAGTCGAACCATTGACCCAACTGTTTAGTCATCCCCTCTAATTCTTTGCCAGTCTGTATGCCTTTCTTGATGAAATTATAGGCAGCCGTAGCAGTCGCAATGACTGTTACTGGATCCATTATTTTCCAGCTTTAAGCTGTCCGTACATTAACCCGATAGCTGTGATTAGACCGCCAAGCCAAAGCAGTGGTTTTGCTGCTTTAGCAATCCATCCGAGTACTGTGAAAGCTCCGTCTACCGCTTTAAAGGCGGCAACCATTGCTTTAGTATCCGTCTGGACTTCATCGACTTTCTGCTCTACAGCTACAAGGCGGTCTAAGATTTCCTTGTGGCTGACTTCTTCCATTATTTATTCCATGTTTCTTGGTCAATTTCGTTCATTTTGCTAACAACAGGTTAGTGGTGCAGAAAAGATCAACGGCGATACGCCGTCTGGAATCATTGACGGGTCAAGTATCTCGTTGTTTTCTTTATCTCGCAAAGCGTGGATGCAATACGCCACGGTGTTATCCATTAAGGCAACAAGTTCGTGAACCTTGTCTTTGTGGATGTAAATCATTTGTGGGGCCGTAAATTCTGTCACCTTACCGTCAACGGTTACTTGCAGTTTTCCGCTTGCGAGCAAAGTTAAGTGGTCAAATTGATGGGTGTGACCAATTTCAATATCGCCAACCTTTTCAAAATGCATCATCCGCGAAAACAAATTTGCAACACACCCAATTTTTACTTTGGGAGAGTCCATTTTTAGACGGTCGTTGTTGGAATCGACTCTTCTGGCGTCGGCTCAACAATTGGCTCTGGAACAATAACGCCCTTTGTGCCAACAGCGGGTGGAGACAAAACCGCAATTAAG